CTCATATCCTTGTATGAGAATTAATCCAAACTCCTCAAGAAAATCTTGTGTATTTTATAATGATATTATTGGTTTCTGTCAAATTTACGAAGAGAGATCAGTAACTTGTTCTAATTATAAATGTGATTTTCTGAGGGAAATGGAAAATATTACTAATGTCTAAAAGAGTTAGTATTTGGAGAGTTTGGTGTAAGGCTCTCGGACAAAAGGATGGTAGAGATAACAATGAAGCAGATAAAATTGCATTCATTCGAACTATCATAATGATTCAATTAGTTGTAACCAATGGATTCATTATCGCAGGTAATGTTAGACATTGGAATGATGGTGTGTGTGACACCTCACAAACTGTCCAAATTCCTTGACATTGGCATCTAAATACCCTATATTGCTATGGTAGTCAATCAGGAGTTGTCAATGTCTGCCACTTATCTTCCTCAAAAAGCTAAATATCGCATCACTCTTGAAATTGATGTGATGGACGATTTTAACCCTCACAACATCGATTGGGAAAAAGTTCTTGATGTTCAAGGTGGTGAAACCGTCGATGCATATGTTGAAGATTTGTCAGTTCCTGACTGTTTCTTCTCCTGATAAAATAGAGGGTGATAAATAATCATATTATCACCCTCACTATGGTAGGTCTGGGTTATTCAAAAATGCCACGGTTGTAGAAGAATGAAAACACTCAGAGAATTTCTTTCAGAAGCACAATACGATCCAGATCTTTCTGGTGCACAGATTCGTAGAACTGGTGAAGGTGGAAGGAAACAACCTAAAAGAGAAACTGAAGCCAGAAGAAAGCCAGGCCAATCACCACGAATGAAAGCAGTTGGTGGTGGCAAAATGGAACCTGTTGGTTCATATAAAGACAGAAAGGATATTGGTACAACAAAGGCTCGTTCTGAAAGAGAACAACAACCTGAGAAAGAACGTGGCTCTACTGAAGTAAAACAGTCATATGCAGATAAAGTAAAAGCAGAAAGAAAAGCAGCAGCACGTGCCAGAATTGCAGCAAGAAAGGCTGGTGGTGATGTTAAGAAGACTGAAACATCTTCAGCTGCTGCTGAAAAGAAAGCAACACAACTCCTGAAGACAAAGAAAGCAGAACCTAAGAAGACTGAACCTGCAAAGCCACGTCGTAGTTGGAAGACTGCAGAAGGTGGTGGTATGACAAGAAAAGAAAGAGATGCTGCTCGTAATAAGGAAACTGGCCAAAGTAGGAAAGATGTGAAGTCACAATTACGTGCTGACTTTGAGAAGAAACATGGTAGAAAACCAAATAAGAAAGAGGCAATTCAACTAACTGCAAAGGCTCATGCTGCTGCAAAGGCGCTGAAATAGCCGAAAGATAAAATTACTCACCTTGAAAGGTCTTCTATAGTACAAGACCACACTAAATTATGACTTCCACGCATATTTCTCATCCTGAAGATCTTATCCTGACTGGCGATATGTCAGTCTTTGATCTTCTGTATGATCGTGCTCACATCTCCATGAAGATGGACGGAATGTCACTGGTGTGGGGTACTAATCCTGCCAATGGTAAATGGTTCATCTCGACAAAAGCGGCATTCAATAAGAAGAAGATTCGTCTTTGTTATACACAAGAAGACATTTTGACCCACTTTGGTCATCAGATGGAAGTAGTAGATATTTTATCTCGTTGTTTGAAATATCTTCCTCGTACTGGTAAGATTTACTGGGGTGATTGGCTTGGATTTGGTAAGACCGATGTGTTTACTCAGAACACTTTGACTTATGTTTTCCCTGAGGCAATTGACCAACAATTAGTCATTGCTCCACACACTGTTGTGAATGTGTATGCTGAGATGTGGCAAAATGTTTGTGTTCCTTTGACTGAAACTTTGGAAGATACTGATATTGTCAAGTGGGTTCAACCTTCTGTCGATCGTATCCCTCCAAAGGAAACTGCACCTAAGATTAACACCAAAGGTATCAAGTTTCTGACTGACAAGGAGGCGGCCAAGGCCAAGATTGCAATCAATCAACTCATCAAATCTGGTCAGTATATTGATGATGCCACACTTACTGACATTCTAGGTTGTCAACACCTGGCTAATCTGTATCAGTATGTGATGGAAATTAAACTGGACATTATGGATAGTTTGATTGTAACTGATGCACCACAATCTTATCTTCCTAATGGTAAAATGTGTAATGGCGAAGGTTATGTGTTTCATTCTGAAACTCATGGTTCAGTGAAGTTGGTCAATCGCGCTGAATTTGCCTACGCAAACTTCCACAATGGGTTCGGCACATAATTACTCACTTTCAAACTTCTCTATTATTAAATTCTCTTTATCATGACTTCTAAATCATTCCGTCTCGACGTTTGTCGTTCATTTGCATACGAACTTAAAGAAAGGTACTCGACTTCAGAAACGTGGAATCTTAAAGATTTAACAAAATTGAAATCTCTTCAAGTACGAGATGAGGAAGATATTGATCATATTAGATATATTAAAAATGCAATTCTGAGAGACAATAAAAGTATCAATAATACTGACCCTATTATCGTTACTTGGAACTCAAATGGGGATATGATTCTTGATGGGAATCATACTTTAGAAGCTTTAAAACTACTTGGCATTAAAGAGTGTAAAGTAGTATATGTTTCCGAAGAAGAAGTTAAGGAAAAGAATTTCAATAAAAACGAGTGGATCGAAGTGGGCTTGTTTTTGAATGAAAATTTTGAAAAATTTTACAAAGATAATACTGATTCAACTCTTAGAAAACACGTTTTTCGTCTTATGAAAGATGGTCATGATATTAAGTATTGCACTGATTATCTTAAAACACATGGTAGAACCAACCCAGAGACAATTATTAAATATGCAAGAGAAGATTACTTAAATTATGGACATGAAAAAGTCGGTAAAAAAGTAAAGAGATATGGTAATGGCGGTATTGAAAAACATAAACAAGAACTTAGTAAGAAAGAGCAAGAATTAGCAGATAAAGATAGTGTGGTGATTAAGGGAAGTACAGGTTCTACTTTTAGATTAAATAGTAATACTCTTGTTGCATTAGCAGACGACAACAATTCAAAGAAGTGGAAATATGAATATCTTCTTTATCATGACAGTAGTGTAAATGAGGAAAATTGGAAAAAAGATTCTAATAATTTTAGAGAGACACTCGAGCGTACTTTCAGAAAATTGAAAGATGTAGAAATTATCACCGAAGATGGGGGTAAAATTTATTACCCATATCAATTCAATATTACCATCATGCCACATCTCGAAAATGATGGAAGTGAAAATATTGATTGACCATAATTTCTTATTTCAGAATTACTCACCTTGAAATGTCCACTGTATTGTAACCACCTAGATTATGATTAAACTCCGTCCTCACCAGCAAGACGCCGTTTATGCACTTCGTAATAATAGTATTGGGCAGGTCATAGTCCCGACAGGAGGAGGCAAGACATTGATCGCAATCATGGACGCGATTAAACGGTTTGAGATAAAAACACCTCGTACCATTGTTGTTGTCGCTCCTCGTATTCTGTTGGCAGAACAACTGTCATCAGAGTATCTGGAGCATATTACCAATGCTAATGTTCTCCACGTTCATAGTGGAGAAACGCATCATTTCAGCACTACGAAGTCTGAACGTATCAAACTTTTTGTTGATATGTGTCACACTGTGCGTGAACATGTTATTATCTTTACCACCTATCATTCTCTCCATCGTGTTCAGGAGTCTGGTATTGCTGTAGATACGATCTACTTCGACGAGGCACATAATTCCGTTCAACGTAACTTCTACGGTCCCACTGAGTATTTCAGTAAGAAGGCAGATCGCACTTTTTTCTTTACTGCCACACGCAAAACCAGTGTAACTGTGAAGAAACCAGGTATGAACTGGACTGAAACTTATGGTCAAGTGATTGCACGGGTTTCTGCACCTGAGTTGGTGGAAAATGGTTATATTCTTCCACCTAAAGTCAAGGTGATTGAAATGGATAAAGTGGACAAAAAGTCTCTCACTCCTCACCTTGAGGGTAGTAATGTCCTTGCATCTATCGATCAGATTGACATCAAAAAGATTCTTGTTTGTGTCAAGACCACTCGACAATTGCAGAATCTGTTCATGACAGACTTTGCAGATCAGTTGACTGAACGTGGCTACTCTTATCTTTACATCACCTCTAAGACTGGTGCTGTTATTGATGGTGTCAAAGTTTCCCGTGAAGAGTTTTTCAACACTCTGAATGCATGGGGTAAAGATAAAAACAAGAAGTTTGTGTGTCTTCACCGTTCTATTCTGTCTGAAGGTATCAACGTCAGCGAACTTGAGGCTGTTATCTTCCTTCGTAATATGGACGCAATCGAGATGCTGCAAACAGTTGGTCGTGTGATTCGTGTGGGTTCTTCATCTAAAACCTATGGTATGTTGTGTGTCCCTTGCTATAATAATGTAGGGGTATCAACTCAAAGAGCACTACAACGTTGTGTAGATATTGTGTTTGAAAAGGGTGACATGTATGATAGTGTAACGCGTAGGTAATAGTCTGGGCAGTCAATCTGGCAGGGGTGTTATGTTGACGTAAGTCCCAATCTATGATACAATAAATAATATTACCCCTGACCAGTTAGAATATCATGCCTTACACGTATGCCTATCTACGTGAAGATAGAACGCCCTATTATATCGGTAAAGGTAACGGAAAACGTGCCTATGTGCCACATATAAGACGTAACGGTAACTTTATACCAGTCCCCGATAAAGACAGAATACTTATACTCAAACACTTCAATACTGACGAGGAAGCACATAAGCATGAAGAGTATATGATTGATGTTTATGGTAGAGAGATTGATGGTGGTATATTACTCAATCTCTGTGTTGGTGGTGTTAGTCGTGCCATCTATACTGAAGAAGAGAGAGTAGAACGAGCAAGAGTAAGAAGTAATGAATATTACCATAACAATGACCATATGAAAGAGTATACCAAACTCAAACAACGTGAATATAGAGAGAGACCAGAATATAGAGAGAGGCAAAGAGAACTTGCCCGTGTAAGATACAGAAAGAATTATGACCCTGTAAAACGTAGAGAAAAATACTTAGCCAAAAAGGCAAAACTAAATGAATTACACCAACTCCCACATTCTTGATTCTCAACCAGGATCATTACCTATCATAATTGGTGATGGAAACTTGGCTGCAATTCCATTGGTAGGATCAACAACTAAAATGGTTGTTATTGATAATGGTACACCAGTTAAGGTTTGTCGAAATAGACAATCTGCTATGACATTGATCAACAAACTCAAGAAAAAGAAACGACGATAGAATTGCTCACCTCCAAATGTCCACTATAGTGTAGACACCACACTTACATGACTCAAACCACTCCTCAAGTTATTGTTACTCGCGATGAGTATCTTGCCGACATTATAGTACGTTGGAAGATTCATCAGTATGAGACTAACAAGCTTGTTGAAGATGTAAAGAATCTGGTCAATTTTGTCAAACCACATATTTCACAAACCGTGGAATATGTAAAAGATTCTTATCAACGTGAATTTGGTCCTAAGACCACTGTTTGATTATTTACCGCTGAGAGGGGTCTGTAACCCTCTACAGCGGGTTTTTTATACTTTTTTAATATGAACATCGACTCTCAACTTTTGTCAGTTATTGACAGTTTGCAAGATGCAGTTAATGTCAGTAATGAATGTAAACTTGATCCTAGAAAAGGTTATCCATATGCAACAGGATATTCTCGTGCATCGATGGAATCTGCAATTTTTAGCTTAAATCAACTTGTTGAACAGTATCGTAACATTACCTGTGAAGTTGCCAATGAAAACTGAAACTCTTGTAATCAAATATGATTTTGATGAAGAATTTGTGTGGCACGATCTTGGTGCGATTTTCAGTGAATCTGGTGTTCAGCCACAATATGTGATTGTAGCACCATATCATTCTATGGACAATGTTCAAATTACTTTTAATAGTAGGGAAGATGCAATTAAGTTCACCGAAGTATATCTCGACAGTGAGGATCCTGCAGACATTCAAGAATATGTAATTCCCTAATCTTGATGGGATAGAATTACTCACCTTCAAACGTCCACTTTACTGTAACCGCTTAACTTATGAACAATTCCTCTCAAATTCTTCGCGAACTTCAAGATCTTCGCAAGACTTGGCGTGAACAAAACTTTACCTATACCGTTTCGCAGCAAAATCGTTATGATGAATTGACTATGCTTCGTCATGCATTTATTGAAAAATGGGAAGAAGATGGTCTAGTTTGGAAAGGTCCGTCTAACGTAGGTAAAGCCACAACTACTGACTGAATTACAATTTAATTATTATTTCTTTTCATTATGTTCTTTGATCCTAATCAAACTGAAAGATTTACCACCGATGGTGAAACTTTCGAATTTAATTATGAACGCACAGAATATCTGTCAGGTGAAATTCTTGACCAGTATGAGACCCAAATCAAAAAGATGGGTAAATCATATAAAAAGACAAATAATAGAGATAAGAAATATAATCTAGCACAAAACATTCTGGCACTTCATGGTGAGTGGAATGTCAAAGATAATGATGAAACTTTATACCTTATTTTTAATGATAATGATGAATGCTTCACGGATGTAATTACTGAAAACGAGTATTACGCCAATCCACTTGAGGAAGAATAATGACCTATAATATTGCATCAGACATAAACACTCGAAAGATCGTTTGGTATAACAACGAGACCAAATATAATGGGAGTTGTGTTCAGATTGCCAAGTACAATCGTCAACTCTCAAAATACCTCACCTCTAAACGTCCACTATAGTGTAACCACTGCAATCACTATGATCACACAAACCAAACCACAATTCCTGACTGAAGCACTTATCGAAGTGCTTAATAATGAGTGGAAAGTTCTTTCCCTTGAAAATAGTCGATCTGTTTATAATCAGTTGGAGATGGAAGAAGGTCGCAAATATATCAAGATCTGGCAATATTCTGTCGGTGATGAAGGAAGAATCAGGGGACGTTCTTGCTGGATGTTTGTTGATAAGAACTCTGGCGAATGTTACAAACCTGCCAGTCATAAAGCTCCTGCTAAAGGTGTTCGTTATCTGATTACTCAGTTGGCAGATAATCCTCACATTTGTGACCAATACGGTTCGTTTCTGTATCTCTGATGATGGCAACGTTTCGGTTCTTTTACTACATTTTCTGCGGTGTATTTTTCACCGTAATTATTAAAATCCTTTCTAACAACTAATCATGTCACTATCTGCCAAAGGAGTATCACAAATTGCTGATGCAATCAAGGAAGATATTATTGAATCAATCTATCAATCTGAAAAATTCAATGATATTATGCATGAGTTAGTTCATGATGCCATGCTGGACAAATTAGGCGAAATGGATGATATTTTACAATTTGAAATTGGTATGTGCCTAATTGATCGAATCGAACTCAAATGAACTATACTAAAGAACAACTTGTAGACGCACTTGTGGCAGAGTGGGAGTATCTCTGTCATGACGATTATGATCCTGAAGATCCTACTCCCGAAGAATTTCGTAAACAGATGCAAAAACTTTCGGTCGAGCAATTGATAGAAGAAATTGGCACCGACGAGATCTTCACTCTCGAAGAATATATGGATCGATATGGTTATATTTGATTTTATAATTACTCACCTTCAAATGTTCACTATAGTATAACCACACTTGCAAAATGACTGTTACCACTAAAAAGTTTCTAATCAATCAACTTAAGCTCATTATGTCACTGACTGATGAGCAGATCAATCTCTACACCCGCGAGACAATGTTCAAGGTTGTGGAAGATCTTTCTGGTGGTATTTGCTGGGCAAGTTCTCATAAAATCGATGATAATGGTGCTCTTTTAACTCCTCAAGCATTTGTTAAGTGGAGTGAATATCCCGACAAAACTTTGTCCCATGTTATTATGATGAAGGTCAAAGGTGGGCATAGTTTGACTAAAGAACACTTTGGCGGTGTTCGTAGTGGCTCTAAGTTCATCTTTGCATACCATTATGATAAGTTTGTAGAAGATCGTTCCTATGATCTTATCACTAACTTCTTAGCAGATATTGATAAACTTTCCAAGGTAATTGTGTCTACTCGTGAAGAGAATGAAGCTTTTGCTCAAATTCGTAAACGTGGACCAAATGATTACAAGGATATTGACATTGACCATCTAATCTACGTCAAGAATGTATCACGAAAGAAATTCATGAATTGTGATCATGAGATTGTAGATTCTGACCTTACACCATACTTTCCTCAGGTATTGTTGGGCTGACAAAATTACTCACCTTGAAATGTCCTCTATAGTGTAACCACTGATTTTATGATGACACTAATCGAACGAAACCAAAAGCTTTACGTCCTTCGTGAAAAACTTGCCAAAGCTCGTGCAGAAGTTGCATGGATTGAGCAAGAGATTTGGCTTGTTCGTGATCAATATGATCGCCAAGATCTTGATCTTTACAAGGAAATGTTTGGCGATACTCCCATGGCAGAGGAGATTTATGGTGGCTGATTGAGCAGCTACAGAATTACTCACCTCCAAACGTCCCCTATAGTGTAACCACGCTTCAAACAAATGCAAGAAACTAAATTCCTTCTTTATGGCCAACATGTCCGTCCTCATGATGGATACACCCGAAACGATTGTCTGTCTTATATGAAAGAAACTGCGGAAGATGCAGTTGCTACATGTAACAAACTCAATCCTCACTTTGTGATTCAATCGATTGAAATTGATGAAAGTGAGGTTGAAGTTGTAAAAGTACAATCATTGCGCTGAGGAATAATGAAAAACTATCGAGTTCAGGTTGAAACCAACGACGGATGTGTGACTGTTTGGTATGAGAAATCCAAAGCAAAGACTGCGGACAAACTTATATTGAATCGGGTCTACAATCAACTTTGTGGACTAAACATTAAAGAGATCAACGTTACTCCTTCTGTATGATTTACACCACTCTTAAAGATCTCCAGGATAATGTCAACAATTTGATTCGACATTTGGGAGAAGAATCACCTTGTGCTGCATGGATTTACAC